CCTGTCGTCCGGACATCCGGTAATGATCGGCAGCAACTGGTACGACTCGATGGACAGCCCCGACTCCTCTGGCCTGGTGACCATTAGCCCGAATGCCGTAGTTCGTGGTGGACATGAGTACCTGGCACGCGGGCTTGATGTTGACAAGCATCTGGTCCATCTGGACAACAGTTGGGGCACTAGCTACGGCATCAATGGCAGTTTCTCCTACAGCTGGGACACGCTGACCCGCCTGCTGTCGGAGACCGGCGACGGCACTATTCTGAATCCGTTGGCGGCATCATGAAGAGGCTCTTGTCTGTTGTTGCGGCCGTCGGCCTATCTGTCGGGATTGTTCTGATCCCCGGGTCAGCGACTGCTACCAAGAGTGCTGCCGGTGCTCCCGAGTGCGCAATGGTACGGCTGCTGAATCCTGACGCAACTCGTGTCTGGCTGGAATTCTGCGGAGGCGGGCCGGGCCAGGAGCAAGCGCTGCATAACTGGGCCAATGGCTCGACGGTCTTGGTTGATGGCGCGTCCGTACAGGCGAACGGTTGCGGTAGCCGTTCCTCGCCGTGTGTCCTGTTCTCCACTACCTCAACACCGCCGAGCTAGGGGGAATGATGGCTACTGCGCAATCCGCGCCTCGGGTACCCCTCAGCAAATGGCAGCTGCGCAAGGTCAAGTTCCGCTACTGGAGCAAGAACTACGCAATCCCGTTTGCCAAGGCAAGGGCACGCCATTATGCGTCCGGGCTCAAGTCCAATGTCTATTCGGTATTCGGCCTGGTGTGCTTCTGCGCAGCCGGGTATGTACATTCCCTGTTCGCTGGCCTTATTGTGACGGGTGCGAGCTGGTTCGCACTCGAACTCAAGACAAGGGGTACGTGATGCCAATCATGAACGGCCTAGATTCCAGGTCGGACCAAATTCGTCAAGCAGCCAAGAACTTCGAGCTGGACAAGATTGTAGATCCCGACACACGTCAGATCGGAATGGCTGTAGCCCGGCTGGCTGCAGAAATGATCCAGCGAATCACCGGTGACGAGGACGAGCTGATTGAGGGCCTACACCAGCTTTACGATGCCGGACAGACTTTCGTCAGAGCCAAGACTGGCGTAAGGAGATAGGTTCATGAGCTGGCTATCCAACTTGACCGGTGTGTCAACGGTCTTGGGCCAGCTCCAGGAAATCAACGCGAAACTGGATGTAATCATGACTCAGGGTGATGAAGTTCTCGCTGCTGCGCAGCAGATCGAAGCGGACGTGGCCTTGATTGGCCCCGCCCTCACAACCATCAACACCGCTCTCGCTGACCTGGTTGCCAAGGTGGCTGCCGGCGGCACCGTCACGACTGCCGACCTGGCCGCCTTGCAGCAGGGCGTCACTGACCTGAACACGGCTACCGGGAATGTCCAGTCGACGGCCACAACGGCAGCTGCCGACGACCCCGGACCCACGGCCTGAATTCGGAAAACCGGAATCGTTGAAGGGATAGGGTTATGGCGAGGTCAATGGTGGGCGCGCTGTTGAACCTTCGCCGACCTATCCCATTCAACGATAAGTGGAACGCCCAGGGCAACTCGCTGTACGGCTCGGGGCTTCAGGACCGATTTACTCAGCTGCAGACCACAACCGGCCAGGGTACCCTGTACGCCATCGTCCAGCTTATTTCGACGGGGCAGGCCAAGGCTCAGTGGCGTATGTACGAGCACGCCCAAGACGGCCGGGTACGGTACAGCTCCAGCGATGTCGGCTCGGATATGCGGCGTGAGGTACTCAGGCACCAGGCGTTGCGACTCTGGAAGCGTCCGAACCCATTCATGTCTGGGTATATGTTCCGTGAGATTGGCTGGCAATTCATGGAACTCGTTGGCGAATGGTACTGGGTTCTCAACCGTGGCCCGTCGGGGACCGGGATACCCATAGAAATGTGGCCCGTGCGCCCGGACCGGATGGACCCGGTCCCCGACATTAATGACTTCCTGAAGGGCTGGATCTATACCGGCCCTAATGGCGAACAGGTGCCTCTGAGTATTGACGAGGTTGTACAGCTTCGCTATCCTCACCCCACTGACATATATCGAGGACTTTCGCCGGTACAAGGGATCCTGGCTGACATTGATGCATCAAAGTACACAGCCCAGTGGACTAGAAACTTCTTCCTCAACTCTGCCCAGCCTGGTGGAATTGTCACTTTCGCGAAGCGACTTTCGGATCCTGAGTTCGACGAATTCACGAATCGTTGGCGGGAGCAGCACCAGGGTGTTGCCCGAGGGCACCGTGTCGGTGTTCTGGAGCAGGGAGCCACTTGGACTCCGAATACATTCTCTATGCGTGAGATGGAACTCACCGACCTACGGCATGTCACGCGTGATCAAATACGCGAGGCGTACCGTATTCATCAGGCGATGCTCGGGGACAGCACAGACGTAAACCGAGCGAATGCGCAAACTGCCGAAGAAGTCCACGTGGCTTGGCACGAAATAACCCGGCTTGAGCGTACCCGGGACATACTTGATCAGTTCTATCTCCCCCTGTTCGGGAATACGACCAAGGGTGTAGAGATGGACTTTGTTGACCCGACCCCTAGCTCGGCCGCTGACGCCAATGACGAACTAGAGGCCAAGAGCAAGGCTGCTCAGCTGCTGGTTGCTTCCGGGTATGATCCTGAGGATGTCCTCCAGGTTGTAGGGCTGCCGCCAATGTCGTATATCGGCAACCCTCTGACCGGGGCTGGCCCGGAAGCCAAGGAGACTGGCGAGAGGGAACAGCTTGGCCACCCAGAGCTTCACCCCGAGAGCCTCGAAGAAAACAGATACGAGACTCTTGTGGCTAGCATGGTTAGAGGTGCCCTGAGGGACCCAAGGATGCTGAGGTCTACGACGTTGGACGATGCGAGTGCTTTCGCACAAGAGATTCGGATTGCTTTCGGACAAAGCCATAATGGCCACCGCAGAAAGGAATTGGTATGAGTGGCAGCACTTCCACTCCCTGGCGGACGGCCAGGAGGATGTGGGCTCTTCACCAGGACAACGACAAGTGGTACCAGATCAGGAACCAGAAGGATGGACCGACCCAGCTGTTCATCTACGACGAAATTGGATACTTCGGCGTCGGTGCTCAGGATCTGGTCAGGGACCTGGCCGACATCGAGGGCCCGATCCAGGTACACATCAATAGTCCTGGCGGCGAGGTCTGGGAGGGCATAACGATCTACAACACCCTGCTCGCCCGTGACGACGTCACGGTTGTGATCGATGGCCTCGCCGCCAGTATTGCTTCGGTTATCGCCTGTGCCGGGAACCCCACGCTGGTCAGCAAGCAGGGCCAGCTTGTGATTCATGACGGATTCACGATGGCTATCGGTAACGCGTCGGAGCTACGGGATCTGGCTACCAAGCTGGACCGGGCAAGCAATACCATCGCTGGCGTGTACGCCGAGCGTACCGGGCAAACGGCTGAGCACTGGCGTGAGCTGATGAAGGTGGAGACTACCTTCAATGCCCAGGAGGCCATCGATGTCGGGCTCGTGAACGGGTATGTCCAGAACGGCAGGACCCAGGTTCCCGAGCATTCTGAGTGGGACCTCACCGGCCTGTTCCAGAATGCCCAACTGGTGAACGCGGCTTCGCGGCCGTTCGTGGGCAGGGAACAGACCAGGCACGCGCCCATGACTGGTCGGCACGAGCATGACCACTCAGCCGGTGGTGAGGGTGACCACGATGACGGAATTCACATGCATCCGCATACACATGATGGTGAAGCTGACCACTACGGTCATCAGCACTCGGCTTCGGATTCCGGTGGTTCTCACGACACCGAATGGAACGAGGATCAGGCCAGGATGCTTTGCCAGATCCTGGACCTCGAATTCGATGAAGTACTGAACTGGGATGCTTCCTCGGCATACGCGAAGTGCCATTCTCCTGGTGATTTCGCTAGTCTTGCTTTCAGGAAGGCTGAAGGAGAGCCTGATGCGGCATCAGGGTACGGCCTTCCGCACCACGCAACACCGCACGGACCGCCCCATAAGGGTGGAGTGGTCGCCGCTCTGGGACGCTGGAACCAGACGAAAGGCCTGAAGAACAAGCAGGCCGTACTCTCGCACCTCAAGGAGCATGCCCGAGAGCTCGGGCTGCCCAGTGGTGATGACAGGGACCCCGGGAAGTTGTGGGATCTCGGGGATTCCGAAGAGGAAGTCCAAAGGTTCATCGATGCTCTGAAGGGAGCGTAGCGTGTCAGACACATTGACCATTCCGAGTGCACCGGATGAGCTGGAGGATTTCCTCTCCGACCCCGTCCGTGTCAAGCGGATGATGTCCGAGCCCGGGAAGTTCAAGGACTTCATCCAGGCATACGCCAAGGCCACGGTGTCGCGGGATGACGATCTGCAGAACCAGATCCGCCGTGAGGTGCAGCTCGGCCTGGCCGATTTCATGCAGAATAATGGCATGGGTGGCCGCAGGCTCAACTTCGCCAACCACAGCGATGTGCCCAAGAGCATCCTCTCGCGGGCTGTCAGCCATGGCAAGGGAGCGGCCTACAACCGCAAGTCCTACGGCGGTCGCCTCGAGGAAGAGCAAGGCCGGGAGATGCAGTTCGAGTCTTCGGCCGAGTTCTTCCAGGCCGTCTGGCCGAAGTTCGAGACCCTCAAGAACGCAACCACGCTGCGGGCCAAGAGGGAGCGTGCTCTCCAGATCCAGAACTCGTACGGATCCGAGGTCCCGGCAGACGGCGGGTTCCTGATTCCCGAGAATCTCCGCTCTGGAATTCTCGAGGTAGCCCTCGAGACCGCTGTGGTCCGGCCGCGTGCCCAGGTGATCCCGATGGACAGCCTGCGGGTCCCGATCCCGATGATCGACGTGACCAGCCAGGTCAGTTCTATCTTCGGTGGCGTGGTCTGCTACTGGACAGAGGAAGCGGCTTCGCTCGTGGAGTCCCAGGCCACGTTTGGCCGGGTTGTGCTCGATGCTAAGAAGCTGACGGGCTACGCCGAGGTCCCGAACGAGTTGCTCGCCGACGCACCTGCGTTCTCGAGCTTCTTCGACACCATCTTCCCCAGGGCCATCGCCTGGTACGAGGACATCGCGTTCATGACCGGTACCGGCGTGGGCGAGCCGCTCGGGTTCGTCAACTGCCCGGCCAGCGTTCAGGTAGCCATCGAGACCAACCAGGCAACCAAGACGATCGTCTGGGAGAACGTGGTCAAGATGTACGCCCGCATGCTGCCGACTGCCCTCGGCAACGCGGTGTGGATCTGCTCGATCGATACGTTCCCGGAACTGGCGACCATGGCTCTGTCCGTGGGCACCGGTGGTGGGCCCGTGTGGATGGGCAACTACACCGACCCGGGCAAGGCAACTCCTCCGGTGACCATCCTGGGCCGTCCGGTGCACTTCACCGAGAAGACCCCGGTGCTCGGAACGACCGGCGACATCAGCTTCGTCGACCTGTCGTACTACCTCATCGGTGACCGCCAGATGATGCAGGCAAGTGCTTCCGAGCACTACCGATTCCAGTCGGACAAGACGGCATTCCGTGCCATCGAGCGTCTCGACGGCCGTCCGTGGATCCAGTCCTCGATCGTGCCTCACAACGCAGGCCCGAACATCAGCCCGTTCGTCCAGCTCGCAACCAGGTGACCTAGCCCGTACCGGATAGTCCGGAGTAGGGCGAGTCCGCCGGCATTGAAACCCCGGCAGGAAGGAAATAGCAGTGGCAGGAATGGAAGCCCTGGGGAGGCTCTTCAACTTCATCCCCAACATCACCACCAACTCGAAGTTCAAGATCCGCGGTGCCAGCGCGGTCACGGTCGTCGTGTCCGGGGCCACGGCAGTGGTCACCCTGGCCCAGGACAGTACGTTCGGTGGTTCGTTCGCTACCGCCGCAGCCGTCATCAAGAACGTGTACTGGTCGACGGCTGCTGACGGTACCGTGGCCTGGAGCAAGCTGACCTACGTCAACGGTACTGCACCGTTCGGCTCGGGTCCGCTGTCCACCTACACGCACGGTACGACTACCGGCCTCACTACTGCGGTGATGTCGGCGTTCACCGTGTTCACATCCGAGTTCTCCGACCCCAACAGCTACCTCAAGGTGACCATGACCGGCTCGGGCATCGCCCAGATCGTTCCCCACGATCTGGTTCACCAGCGTGCTCCGGCCAACCTTGAAGTGATGGCGAGCTGACGGTGAGTGCTCTTGGCGGTCTTTCCCTGAAGGCCGTGGACATGCCGCATGGCTACCCTGAGCCAGGTGTTGCCCAGGTTAGCTTCGGCAAGACAACGCCACAGACGGCCACAGGCAATCTGTTCACGGTTGCGGGTACCATCCAGGCTTCGCTTGTCGGGGTCATCAGCACGGCTCTCGGGGCCGTGGCCCAACATCTGACTATGGGTGTAACGGGCAGCCCGGCTGCTTTGGCTGCGGCTCAAGCAGTGGCTTTGAACGCTACGGCAGCCGGAGCTGTCATCCTGCTACCGAAGACGCTTGGTGCAGCATTTCCGGCACCGCTCGTGGCCGGAGGAGCCCCGGCCTCGTGTTCGTTCTTCACGGTTTCGAACACGATCATCACATTGACGTCGGATGCCTCAACGACCGGCGCCATCACATG